TTTCTGCAAAGCTGGCGGAATGCTTCATTACCATTAACGGCAACCGCTATAACTTCATGCAGATGATCGACTTCGAGGCCAAATTTGAAAAGAACAAGACCGAGGTGCCCATTCTGGGCAGAACCGGTACGGGCAACAAGGCCAACGGCTGGAGCGGCAGTTTCAGCGGCACGGCGCATTACAATCAGAGCATCTTCCGTCAGGCCATGCTGGAATACAAGCGCACCGGCGAGGATGTATACTTCGAGATCCAGGTAACCAACGAAGACCCCACCTCCGCAGCCGGTAGACAGACGATGGTATTCTACGACTGCAATCTGGATGGCGGCACCCTGGCCAAGTTTGACGCAGACGGCGAATATCTGGATGAGGATATCAACGGCACCTTCGAGGATTTTGATATGCCGGAGAGCTTCAACATTCTGGACGGTATGCTTTAAGCGTCGCCGGAAATTCTGAATTATCAAACAAAAAGGGGCGGCGCACATGCCGCCGCCCCTGATTCAGACCGGTCCCTGCCGGGAGCGATTAAAAGACAAATCCGCACACGGATGCGGCAAATCAAAGGAGGAAAACAATATGTCCAATCTTTCTGCATTCCTGAAGAAAAACAAGAAGGTGCGCGAAAACGTATTCTACGCCGCGAGCGCGGATTTCACTGATGAGAACGGTGCGCCTGTCCAGTGGGAGCTGCGCCCTGTATCCACTGTGGAAAATGACCGCATCCGCGAGGAATGCACCGCAGAAATCCGGGAAAAGAAGGGCGGCGCAGTGCGCCATAAGCTGAACCAGAACCTCTATATGGCGAAGCTGGCCTGCGCATCTATCATTTTTCCCAACCTGAACGACGCGGCCCTGCAGGATTCCTACGGCGTAAAGACCCCGGAAGCCCTGCTGAAGGAAATGCTGGATAACCCCGGCGAATATGCCGATCTGCTGGCCAGGGTAAGCGAGATCAGCGGCTTTGACCGCGATGCCGCAGAAGAGATCGAAGAAGCAAAAAACTGATTGAAACAGGCGACCCCGACGCCAATTATGCCTATTACGCCCTGCACCAGCTGCACATGACGCCCGGAGCCTTCATGGCGCTGGATGAGCAGGAGAAGGCTTTTGTGATCGCCTGTATTGATAAAAAGATTGAGGCCGAGGAAAAGGCCGCAAAAAAGCTCAGGAAGAAGTAGGGCGGGAAAACCGCCCTACTTCGGGCCAATGACGCGGGACGCGGGGCGACGGCCGCGCATCCGGCGTCATTGGCCGGGACGGACGAAGGAGGATAAATTATGGCAACCATCACCACAACCCTGAAACTGGTGGACAGGATGACCAGCACACTGAACGCGATTGAGATGAAGACCGGCAGCCTGTCCAGCCAGTTTACGGCGCTGGACACAAGCATTGAAAACTCTCAGTCCTTCATCAACAATTTTTCCTACAGCGGCTTTTTGGATACATGCGACAACATTGCTGCTAAAGCCAATGCGCTGGGCGACACTCTGACCGCGGTATTCTCCATCCCCGGTACGCTGCTGGGTAAAAAGGCATATTCGACCGCTTCTGATTATGAAATGGCGCTGGCGGGCGTACAGAAAACAACTGATGCGACCGGTCAGGAGCTGGAGGCAATGAATGCGTTTTTGCTCGATACTGTGGAAAATATGCCGATTGCCGGAGGCTATGCACAGGCGGCGGCAACGACGCAGATGGGCGCACAGTTCGGCATTCATGACCTGGAAATGCTTGAAAGATTCACACAGACATACGAAAAACTGGTGACGGCAACGGATATTCAGGGCGAGGCTGGCGCAACTCAAATGGCACAGTTCCTGAACATCGTGGAAGGCGGCGCGCAAAATGCAGATCGGTTCGGATCGACCATCGTAGACCTGGGCAACCATTTTGCGACTGCAGAATCTTCTATTCTGGGCATGGCAACCAGAATGGCCGGAACGGCAGAACTGGCGGACTTCGCAACACCGGAAATCCTTGCGCTTTCGGCAGCAGTGAGCAGCGTAGGTATTGCGGAGGAAGCCGGCGGCAGCGCAGCGGCCAAGCTGATAAAGAGCATGCAGGGTGCGGCAGAGGTAGGCATGGAAGCCTACGGGCTGTTCAGCACGGAATACGGAGGTGCGGTCGGATTCAGCCATTATATTGAAAACAGCGAGAATTTGCTTAGAATTGCCGAAAACCTTAATGTGACCACGGATTATGTACAAGGTATGGCAGATTCCTGGCTTGATCTTGAGAACTTTGCGGAAATCAGCGGGAAAACGGCAGATCAGCTGGCGGCGGACTGGGCAAACAATCCTGCGCAGAGTATGCTTGATTTCTTTGCTGGGTTGGGCGCGCTTGATGAAAGCGGCGCCGAGAGTGCAATTGCGGCCATGGAGCGCATGGGCATTACAGAGATCCGCCTGAGCAACATGGTGGCTGCGATGGCGGGCAAGAGTGAAATATTCAGAAGTGCGCTCGATATAGCGCTTGCAGCCTATGCAGAAAACATAGCCCTTGACCGGGAATACGACATCTTTGCCAACACCCAGGCTTCCCGCGACCAGATGATGAAAAACAAGGCCATGAACACGATGGCGGACTTTGGCGAGAACGTGCAGCAGGCCGTGCAGCCCATGCTGGATTACGCCAACAGCCTGTTGGACGTATTCAACGCCATGGATGAGGCGGATCAGGATAAGATCGTGAAGATCATGGGCGCGTTGATCATCAGCGGCCCTGCAGCAAAGGCTGTGGGCGCGGCGGCAACGGCCATCAAGACCATTGGAGATACAGTTGTCAAGCTCGGCGCGGCCGGTACTGGTGGCATTCTCGGAAGCGCAGCGCTTGCCTTTGCGATTTCGAAGCTGGCAGATGTCAATGGTAAGGTAGATGAGATCATAGAGCATGCCGCCGGGATCCGCTTCAGCTTTGATGAGGCGAGCGTAAATGAAGCGCTCGGCCAGATTGAACAGGTGCGCAGCGCGCTTGACCTGATCAATGGCAATGCGGCGACGGAAGAAGCGAGAAGCACCAGCGAAGCAGTAAAACTGGGCTGGGGTACGCAGGGCATGTACAACACCGCGCTGGCCTATGAATCTGCGGTTGCCAACAGCGGGATTGAGCAGATCAACACTTCTTATGCTGCGCAGATCAGGGCGTTGGAAGAGCAGATCATACGATCTCAAGATGAAACTATGAATGCTGCCTGGTTTGCAGAAATTGAGGCATTGGAACTGGCGAGGGATGCGGATATTACTGCATCCAGACAGGAATACACTGCGGCAATCAGTGATATTTTCAGCGGCATGATCGCCCAGTATCCGGAAGAAATGGAACGCCTGGAAAGAGCCGCGCAGCAGTACGACCTGCTGGGCACGCTCTGGCAGATGCAAAATTTTGATGACAGCGCATACGGCAGTTTTGAGCAGGCTGAGGCGGAATGGGCAAAACTGCAGAAGACGATGTTTGGTGCAGGCTGGGATCTGGGCTATCTTGCGGATAGCGGCTACGAAAGCAAAGAACAGATCATGAACGCCATCGCCGGCGGAATGCAGATGGAAACCCAATCTTGGATTGAAGAACTTGAAGAAAGCGCAACCAGAGATCTGACGGCGCTGGGGGATTCGCTGGCGCAAAATGATTTTCTGGGTACGCTGCTGCAGACTATGCTTTCTGACCAGGCAGTGATTGAAAATCTGGACTTTACGGCACTGGACGGTGCATTTTCGAATCTGTACAAGGTAATGGATTTCCTGAATGCTGCGCGGCAGGCGGAAGAGTTTGGCGACGTATCGGTATATGGAAAGTTCATGGTACAGGGACTTGCAAGCGGCGTGGAGGACAATGCTTACCTGATGGACGATTCCTTTTACACGCTGCGCGACAATACTATTACCGCTCTGCAGAATGCCTTTGACATGCACAGCCCGTCCCGCCTGATGGCCCTTTACGGTGTATATATCCCGGCGGGTATTGCGGACGGCGTCCGCATGGGCCAGACGATGCTGGATGCGGCCATAAACGCAGTATGCAACGGCGCGGTGGCGAGTGCAAGCATGATCCTGAACAGCGACAGCGGATACATGATCGGCGCAGCATTCGGTCAGGGCATGGCGCGGGGCATCCGCAGCCAATGCAGCCCCGTCGCAGCGGCGGCGCGGGCCGTGGCAAATGCAGCCGCTGCAGCTGCGCGGTCTGCACTGGATATCAACAGCCCTTCCGGCGTGACGGAAGAGATTGGCCGCTTCTTCGGAGAGGGCTTTGAGATCGGCATTCTGCGATCGGTAAAGAGCGCAGAGGGCGCAGCAGGAGAACTGGCAGGCGCGGCATGGGATGAAATGAAACTGAGCGACGAGGATGCGAAGCGCATACGCAGTCTGGCGGAGAGGGAAGTGGTCAATCACTTCACCACGGCGGAGCTGCACATCGACTTCACGGCCAATAATAACATCAATTCCGAAATGGATCTGGATGGCGTGGTGCGTTATCTGGAGGACCAGTTGACTGAACGCATGCAGATGGCGGCGGAGGGGGTCTATGAATAATGTATGAGCTCTACCTTGGCAGGATGCTGCTGCCAGTGACGCCGGAAAAGATCAGGCTGGCCATCAAAAACAGGAACCAGACCATCACCCTGATCGACGGAGGCGAGGTGAACATTGCAAAGGATGCAGGGCTGACGGAGATTTCCTTCAGCGCCCTGCTTCCACAGGTGAAATACCCTTTTGCCCGATATGAAGGCGGGAATTTTCAAAGCGCAGACGTATTCGTGGAATACCTGGAAGGACTGAAAACATCAAAAGCGCCGTTTCAGTTCATTATGAATCGAATGCTGCCCACGGGGAAACGACTCTTCGATACGAATATGAGCGTGACGCTGGAAGAATACAGCATTCAGGATGACGCCGGCGAGGGATTTGATCTGGTTGCCGATATCCGGCTGAAGCAATGGAGACCCTACGGCACAAAGATCATTGAAATCAATGCGGAGATTCCGACGGCCCCTGTGGTGATCGAAGAAGAGCGGCCCATCGTGGAAAAACCCAAATCCAGCAGTTCTTCCGGATCGAAGAAGAGCAGCGGCAAAGGAATCATTGCAACTTCTACCGGCACGAAGGAAGCGGCGGCAGTAGCGGAAAAGGTGGCGGAGGCGGCCGCCAAAGGTACGGTAAAAACCACGACCATACCCGGCATGAGCGCGCTGGTGGGCAGAACGCCGACGGAAACGGTGAAAACAAATGCAGGTAATCTGCTGACTTCCGTGGTGAATGCGGGGAAAAAGGTAGTAAACCTGATCCTGGGAAGGTGATTGCTTGAAGATCGAAATCCACATTCACAACGGTGCGCGGATGATTTCGCCGGCTGTGGAGCCGGGAATCGAATGGACGACAGAGCGCAAGGGTATACCTGGAAAACTGACGTTCAGCGCACTGCAGGACGAACTGGCGGAGATTGCGGAGGGAAATCCTGTGAGTCTGCAGGCGGATGGAAAGCCGGTATTCTGCGGGTACATCTTCAGGATCAGCCGCAGCCAGGATGGGCGGGCGAAGATTACGGCTTATGACCAGATGCGCTATCTGAAAAACAAGGACACATACAGCTTTGAACCTTCCACGGCCAGCGAACGTATATCCATGATTGCCAGGGATTACGGAATACGCACAGGTGATATTGCCGATACGGGATACAAGCTGCCGGAACACATCGAGGATAACAGC